CTAAAAGAGGAGGACCTAGTGCAACAGGAAAATTATTATATTTTTATGAAACTACAGCTATTTGTGAAGATGTACCTGGTCCTATTATAAACCCAGGACCAACAGATTATCCTAATATTATGGCACCTTTAGTAGGTCAAATAGATGGAGCTGCTTGTAAATGTGCTCCTGTAGCTTCAGGTGGAGAACCATTACCAGGAGATATAGAATATGAATCTTGTACTTGTTGTCCATACTCATCTTCAATGGAATATGGATGTGAAGTAGCAGGAGAAATAAGCAGTAGTAGATGTGAATGTGTTTTACCTACTTCTGAAACTATAGTATATGAAATCCCACCAGAACCTATTATAGATTGCCATGTAACAGCATCTTCTAAAACAGTAGAATTTAGAATAAATCCTAGAAGATTTGATGATGCAAGAGGTCTTTCGCCTATTCAAGTATGTTGTGGTCCAACAGGAAGTGCACAAACTAATATACATTTATTTAGTTTAAAAAATCCAAACTTCCCAGGATCTGATCCTCACTTACTATTAACACCTTATGTAGGTCCTAGTATTTCATCTTCAGATGATTATAAACAATGGGGGTCATTAACTTTAACAATGGGAACAGGAGCTACAACAGTAATAGCAACATCATCTTTATTCCCTGCTTTTAATGGAGAACTTTGGAACATATTTATAGGAACTGAAGGAAAATCAGGAAGTGCTGATTTTGTAGATTTTGGAGCTTACCAATCAAATTTCTTAGGAAATGTTACTTATACAACAGCTTCAGCTTTATTTACTGAATATGAAAGAGCGGTAACATTTGGAGACGCAGCAAATAATTGTAATGATACAACTCCTGCTACATTAGCTTACTTTGGTGGACATCCTGATTATGCAGAAGCTTATTCAGGATCTTTCCAAGAAATAAAATACCATACAACTGAATATTTAAATCACGATACATTAACAAAACACGCATTAGATCCATTCCAATATGCAGGTAATACTGTTAGTTCATCTTGGCATAATGTACATTTAAGATTACCTTTAGGAAGTAATAATAAAATAGACACTGATTCTTATATGAATCAACATATACAATACCATGGAACAGGATTTGTTAGAAATTTCCATCCACATCCTGAATTTAATCTTTACCCTTCTCAAAGTATAAGAAGTATTATGGTAAGTCAATCATTTGGTCCTTCATATGAAACTCACAGACATTTAACACCAGACACTGTAGGTATTTCAACTACAAGTGAAAAAGTTAGAATAGATTCAGGCTCAGTAGATAGAAGTATATTATCATTTGATATAAAATCTGAAACATCTACATTAGATAGACAACCATTAGATTATAATGATTTAGGAGTATTTTTCTCACCACAAGCAGAAATAAATGAAGATATTGTTTATACTTTAGGTGCCTTTAGAATGGATGATTATATTGGAGATCCAAAACATCAAAAATTAAAAGATTATCCTGATTTATCAAAATTAAGATTAACATACTTTAAAAAATATCTAAATAGTTACAGACAAAATTTCTGGGATTATTTAAAAACAATACAATATTTAGATCATACTTTATTTAAAATAGTAGAACAACATGTTCCTGCAAAAGCAAATTTAAAAACAGGTTTATTAGTTGAACCACATTATTTAGAAAGACAAAAGTTTGCAAGAAATATACCTACAATGGAAAGGTTAGAAAGAGAAACACTTATTCCTGCTTTACCTTTATTAGAAGGAGAAGTACCACAATATGAAGCTTGTATTAATATTAGTGATGTTGAAAATGAAAATATGTGGGTAGATGGAGAAGGTCATGCTACACAAAGTGATTATCGTCATATGAGTCAAAGCAAATATAGAAGTCCTGGTAGTTGTGGAACTAATTATGTAACATTATGGGATAATATGCACCCTATATTAACATTTGATGGATGTAGAACAAGTAAAACTTATTATTATGTACCACAACCAATTGGAAGAAAAGTACCACAAGTAGTAGAACTTAACTTAAAACCTCAGATACCAGTATCCCCTGTAGGAGGTAGAGGATTTACAAATGTAGGATTTGTAAACACATCAACTCTTATTGGTGCTGGCGCAATAAACACAAATATAGGAACTACAGGAACAACTACAGGAACAACTACAGGAACAGTATCAGGAGATGCTCCTGCTAGTGATCCTGCTTCACCTAGTGAAACCGGTGGTGGAGGTTATGGTGGTTAATAAATAAAATATATGTGTATATAAAGCAATAAATTATGCCTACAGAAATAATAACACAACCAAATATATGGAGAGCAACAGAATGGGGAAGTATAACAGATCCTTCATCAACTCCCCCTATAGGATGGCAATATAATGTATCAGTATGGGAATATGTAGGACCAACAGCTGCTCAGAATAATATAATTTTCCAAACATCAACAGCAACGTGTGCTCCTCCCCCTAATGTATATAGTAGTCAACAAGCATAATATGTATTAATATGGCAGTAAGAAATAATAATTCATCCGGATATAGTCAGTATAGATCTGATACAAAAGTAATAGGACCTCCTCCAGTAAATGAACCTGTAGTAGCTCCTAAAGTAGGTAATAAATTTTTTAATGTATGTTTTCAAGATAGTTTATTAACAACAAAAGGATGGACTAGATCTAGATGGGAAGGATCTAAACTAATAAGTTTGTATTATAATGAATATACAGGCGAAATGGAAGATGGAAAAACTATAGGTCCTGGAATAAGTAGATATGTAGACAGACACATAGATGGATTACATTTTTGTATAAGATCTGGAGAAAAAGCAGGTTTTAATTATTATGTTCCAAAAGGAGATTTTAAAACTAATATAGGAAAAGTAAACGAACCCTATTCAGCTAGTGGAATACCTACAACTTTATATGATGTATATAAAAACTCTATTTTTTGGGAAACTGAATTCAGAACAGACCTTCCTGAATGGGAAAGATACCCACCTAAACATGCTAGTTGGGTATGGAACCCACATATACCTGATACAACTACAGGTGTAATTGTGGGTGGTTACGTAGATGATGCTGCCACAAATCCAATAGTTTACCCCGCAGGTACTTTTATAGACGGTGTAGATGTGTCAGGACAAGAAGATCCTAGATGTTTAAAAAGAGATGCATCTGTAACTACCTTTGAAGAAGCTATGTTTTACACAGGATCTCAATATTATGGAAAAGACTTACATAATCATGCTCCTTTTGCTCACAAACAATATAATATTCCTTTAACTCCTTCTCGTTTTTATAAAATAGACTCTTACACTCAAAAAGAAGATTTTACTGAAAGATATGGAGATTACCATATACCTAAACCTATAATATTTAATCCTATTGATCCCGATGGAGCTAATTTACCTTTAACTCATGATGGAAACTTAGGAGCAGAAGGTATAATAACTTATGTTTCAAGATCATACAATTATGATGCAAATGGAGACCCAATATTAGCTGATCCTTTTTTAGACACTGAAATAACTAGATCAGCTATAATACCTAGAAGAGAACCTGTAGGAGATCTTACTTATGGAAACGATCCTGTAATTTCAACTTATTCAAATGCTATTTTTGTAGGTACTTCTATATTTGGATATCAAGAAAGTGAGGTATTTCCAGGACCTGGTCCTGATTTTTCTTATGTAAGATTAGATAAAGCAGTAGTTTTTAATTCTGAAGATGATACTTTCTTTATACAAGAAATAAGAAAAAAAGGAGAAGATGATGTATTTGCTAATTTAATGCAATCAACATTCCCTTGGGCTTCTGAATTTAAATTAAAATTATTAGATTATGAACACCCAAACAACTTAGAAACAGGTTATAGTGTACATTGGAATAAAGGATATTTTTCAGAAGTAGCAAGTTATACAACAGAATCTTCAAATTTAAGACCTCAAGGACATTTTCCAGGAACAGGAAAGTTTTTTGGAAGTGATGGTAGGTTTGATTCTGCTTACAATGCATCAACTAACCCTTATGGAAAAGATGCTCCTGCATACGGAGATTTAATGGCACAATTAAATGCAGAAAATTATGATAGATCCCCTGCAGGTGCTGAAGGAAACGTTGGAGTTTATATGCGTGAAGGTGAAGGAGGTGTAGCATCTAGAACATTAGGAAAAGGAGGTGGATTTTATTATTTACCAAGTAATACAGGAGGAGGAGAAGCAGCAACTCTTAGGGTTGGTTTTAAATCAGCAGGTATGGGAATAGGAAAAAACCAAACAACTTTTCCTGAACACCCAACAACTGCAGTTGACGGAAATTGGCAAACAGGTCCTGGTTACGCAGGATATTTAGGTATGGATCCTTTTCCAGGAGGAATAAGATACTACAATGGAAAATTTATACCTATTGGGTCTCCTATACATGGAATGTCTCAATATAATAATGGTGGAGGTTTAAGTACAAGACATATGTCTGGTAGAATGCTATCAGGTACTTTTAAAGTTAATAAAAAAAATCCATCAATAAGTTGGTGGTTTGAAGAAGGGGGACAAGAAAATTTATTTTGGGCATCTGAAAGTATGGCTGGTGATGTTTCAGCGAGTTTAAAAATCTTTATGAATAATATTTATCAAGAAGATGATTTACATATTATTACTTTTAATGAAGCTAAACAAACAGATAAAGGATTTAAACAAGCTTACAGTTGGTTTAAAAGAGATGAAACTAAAACAACTCCAGGACACGATGGAGTCCCAGCGTTTGCTGGACATGTAAACTATGAAGATCCTACATCAGCAAATAATACAGTACCTTGGGAAGCTCGAGCTAATGATAGAAATGGCTACGCTGAAGGTACAGTATATCTTACTAACCCTTATGGAAACGCTAACACAGGAGATGATTCTAAATCTTATTTAGTGTTTCAACCTTATGTAAAACCTTTTACTACTTTTGGAAGTGCTTTATTTAGTGATTATAAACAAGTAGGACTTAGAGGAGCACATAATATTCCAGATCATAATTTATCTTTTACAGGAGGAAATTACAATTATTCTTCAGAAGCTGTAGAAGGAACATTAAAAATAGCAGAAATAGAAGTAAACTCAGGTATAACTCCACCTGAAGATTATATATGGGATGAAACAGTAGATGGAGTAAGACCTATGGAAATAGAATCAGGTTCAGGACCTGTAGCAGGAATAAGAATGTCAAATATAAATGCTCCTAGATTTATGAATGGTAGACCATATTTAGGTTTTGGTGATGCCCAAGATAGAGCAGAAGCTATTGATTTATCTCCTAATATAGCACCGGGCACAATGTTTGGATCTGTAAGTGTATGGACTAATTATTGGTATGGATTTAATTGGACATCTTGGATTACACCTGGAGGAGGTGGTGTAATAGATTATCAAAAGAAAAAACGTTGGCCTTCTTTAGACAAATGGACTATATCTAAGGAAGAAAAAAGACCTAATTTCTTACTTACTGATTTAAATAAAGGAGAACATTTACCAGATGGCGAGGGGTCAAAAGGCTTTATACTTATACCCGACAACTTAAACCCACGTATAAAAGCTAATTTAGATTATTACTTAGGAAAAGCAGGACTAATTAAGAAAGAAGTAGCTCCAAAATATAAAGATAAAACAATTAAAAAAGGAGCTTATTTACCATCTAAAGTAATAAAAAAGACAAAGAAAAGAAGATGGTGGGATATTGGAAGAAGAAAAAAATAATTTATATTTATAATAAATAAAATAAAATGGGATATTTAGATAACACACAAGTTATAGTAGACGCAGTTTTAACAAAAAGAGGCCGTGAATTACTAGCAAGAAATGACGGATCTTTTAGAATAACACAATTTGCATTAGCAGATGATGAAATAAATTATTCCTTATGGAATGAAGAACATCCAAATGGTTCTCAATTTGCGGGAGAAGCAATTGAAAACGGACCATTATTAGAGGCTTTTCCGGATGAAAATAATATTATGATTCATAAATTAGTTAGTTTACCTAGAGGTACAACTAAATTACCTGTTGTAACTTGTAATATAGCTAAGGTTCAATTATCTCTTGGAGCAACAACTAATCTTAATCCAACAACTCTTAATTTTGGTGGTCAAGCAAATTTAAAAGAACCATCAGGATATATGGCTACAATTGCTGACAGAAGATTACTTCAAACATTTGTAGGAGTAGGACAAAAAGGTAGAGTATCTGCTCGTAGACCATTTGCAGATTCAGCTTTAAGTGAAACAATAAAAGGTATGAGTTTTAGCTTAACAGGTATTGCTAGTACATCTTTATTTGGTTCAAATACAAAATTAACTACTACCATTACTGTAGAAGGAATTGATTCTGGAGCTAGAACAACTATTCCAATTGAAATTTCTAAAGAAGTAATAGCAACTAGAGGAACTAAAGGAGAAACAGGTATTTTCCTTAAATAAAAAATAAAATATGGCAACATTAGTAAGATACAACTCAGAAGACATAGTACTAGATACTAAAAGAATATCTACATCTACCTGGGCTAACAACAATAATAATTTATCACAAGCAGAAACATCGTCTTTACAAACAGACCAAACATTACCTAACTCACAAGGTAATTTCTTCTTTGATATATACAATATGCACACAGGTTCTATTTCAGCTTCAAAAGAATATGCAATATCTTATGGACATAAAGACGGATCAGGTTCATTAGATTTTACTAATGATATAGGTTCTTATGGGTATAGTGCTACAAAATGGAATTACCATCATTACCAACAAGTAGTTTTTGGAGATGAAACTCAAGAATTTACATTTAATGGTCATAATCCTCAAGCAGTTTTTATTATAAACGTTGAAAGAAAAAATTATAAACAAAACCTAAAACCAGGAACAATGAATTTGGTTTTAGGAAACAGCGAAACAGCACAAATAGTTCATCTAACAGATAATAGTGTAACAACTACTGGTTCTGCAAAAATGACTATGTGTGGTAGACAATACGATATAGTTTCTGGTTCAAGTGGAGAAGCTTATTTCAATACAGATACAGGTAAAGGACATGCTGCTAATTTATCAGCAGAAATAGGAAATGAAGATAGTGGATCTTATGGATTATTTTATCCAGATGCAGGATTTATAGTACTTAATGCAGACGCATTAGCTGCTACTACTAGACTTGGAGGAAATGGAGATCCTTTAAATCTTACTAATTTAACTCATCATACTCCTTCAAATGCTCCAGGACATAATATGAAAAAGTTACATAAAGCTATACAATATGGTAATAATTTTATCATAGATAGTGAAGAAAAAGTAACATCTCAATATTATTTTACAAGAGTAAAAAATAGCGAATTTAATTATACAACAAATCCTTCTTTTATAGATGATCAAGGTAATTTAAGATTCCAATCTATGGCAGATCAACCACAAGTTTATATTACAACTGTAGGTTTATATAGTAATGGAGGTGATTTATTAGCTGTTGCAAAATTAAGTAAACCTTTACCAAAAGATTTTACAAAAGAAAGCTTAATAAAGGTAAAAATTGACTACTAAAAATGATATTCGATGTTTGTATACAAGAAATTAAAGGCATCCGATATAGCAGTTGTACCCTTTAATGCACATAAACAATATGATCATAACTTAAAAGGTTATTCAGATTCTACAAATCATATATATTTTATAACAGCTTCATGGAGTCAAAGTGCAGTAGACAAATATGAAGCAGCAAATATAGGTCATACTCAGTTAGAACATTTATTTTATGAAGATTACCCTTCAGATTTAGCTAATAAATTTGGTAATATTAATTTTATAAAACACCATAGACAATTAGATGAAGAAGTCTATATATATTCTATCCCTCAATTAAATTATGGAGTTCAAATTAAACCAAAATCTTTACAATTAGAAACAATAACTCATGTAGAAAATTTTTATAATGGAGTAGAATTACCTTTAGGAAATACAATTGAACTAACTGCAAGGTTTATTGATGATGGTTTAGGTAATATATTTCATTTAGAATCAGCTGAGGGATCAGGATCTCAAGCATTTGCTACTGAATCTTTTCCTAACCCTCAAACATACAATCACAGAGAAATATTTAAAGACGATAGAATATTTTATTTAAATCCTATAAATTCTTATAAATATGTAAATTTATCTCATGATAAACATGGAAATAGAATACAAAATTTACAAACACATTCAATTGCACCTATATTCCCAGAAACAGGACCCCTAGTAGTAGATAGATATTACCCTTTATATACCACAGAAGCAGGTGCTGATAACCATGTAGGAGGTAATGGAACTCATCATACACATCGTTTAGGAGGAGTAAAATATTTTATGCCTAATGGATTAACTATGGGAGTCGATCAGTTTCATGGAGATTATAGATATGAATTCCATCCTACTTCTTTACCTCGTTTTGATGCAGAAGGTTGTGTAATACCTACTTACAGTCAAGAAGATGTTTATGATGATAGTTACTATTATGGATTAGTAGATTATAATAATATTAGATTTTCTAAATATACTATGTTTCCAAATTATCGTAATTTTGATCAATCTAATATAAGTGAAAAAGATTATGAAACATATACAGACTTTACAAAAGTTACATTTATGGATTTTCATCATGCTTTTCCTCAAACACTTATTAAAAAAGAAAGAAACGATAATACAAGAGGAGGAAGTTATTTACAATTACCTCATAATGAAAAATATAATTTTAATACTACTGATGATTTTTCAATAAATTTTAATTTAAAATTAGCACCTTATCATCTTAACCAATCAAATTGGCCTTATTCTCCTACAGCATCTCCTGAATTCACACCTGGTCCTATAACACCAGGAACTACAGCTACAGGTACAATAGATTTTGAAACGGGAGGAGCTAGTTACTATAGTACTTTATCAGGACAAACAATAATATTAACATCTGCAGATGGTACTGATCATACTTTTACATTATTATATTCTAGTAATTTAAATCCTATATGTGACGATTTAGTTCAACAAATAAACAACCATCCTGACTTTAATGCTTCAAATACAACGGGAGGAAACAGAAAAGGATATCAAATAACAATTACAACTGTAGCTACAGGAATTAATGCAAATAGAACCATAGGGGGTTCTGCCCTTAGTTTACCAGGAGATTTTATATCTTTATCCCCAGTAGCATCAGGTCTCTTAGGAGGTACAGATGAAAGTCAAGGAGGTGAAGGTTATGCAGAGGGATTAAACCCACCAACATCAGCTTATGAATATAATAGTGCAATTGGAGACGATACAGATTCTCCAAAATATTATATTATAGCTAAAAGTTTAACAAGAACAGTAGTTGCATCTTCTTTAGAAGGAAAATCAACAGAATTTTTAAATACAAATATTTCAGGATCTAATCAAGAAGTAGATATACCTTTAAATGTACAAAGATATCCTTTTGAAGTATTTGTAACACCTAATACAGAAGCAAGTAATAATTATACTTATGATTTGCATTTTCAAAGAAGTGATGGGAATAAAACACATACTGCAACAGTTTCTGGTTTATCAGCTGATCCTGCAAATGAACCTATATATAATGTAACTTGTCAATATGCACAAGATAAAACACAAGCTTTAAATTTAGAAATCTGGATAGATGGAACAAAAGCAACCACAGTAACAGAAGATTACCCTGTAGGGTGTTCAACTTGTGGAAAAGATGCAGGAATAACTCAAAATAATGCTAATGTTTATATAGGATGTCAAGGAGGAATACAACATTTTTTCACAGGTTCTTTACAAAATATATCTATATACCAAAGAGCTCTTAGTGATGCTGAAATAGAAGAACATAGTTTTGAATCAAAATATATAGGAACTCCTATAGTAGGTAATATATTTTATAATATGGGATTAATTACTATTACTAATCCTTATTATTTTAATCATTTTAAAAACCCAAATATAACATCTTCTATTCGTTATAAAAATACTATGCCTTTAGTAGAAAATGAATACCAGGTTACAGTAGATGAACAAGAATATAATTATACTAACAATGTAACTACTCGTTGTATTCAAAATGAAGAAGGAGAACAATTAGCTAATTTTGCAACAGGTTCACTTTGGAAACCTTATGTAACAACAATAGGTTTATATAATGAAGATCATGAATTATTAGTTGTGGGTAAATTAGGCCAACCAACTAAAATGTCAGATGAAACTGATACTACTTTCATACTTCGCTGGGATTCCTAAAATCCTTTTCATACATTAATTATTATGTGGTATTATCAAGAAAAAACAATTAATGAAATCGTTGACCTCCCTGAAGGAGTGTTCGGTTTTATCTATCAAACAACTCATATTCCGACTGGAAAAAAGTATATTGGTAAAAAATCTTTAATTTACAATTTAAAGAAAAAATTAGGCAAAAAAGAAAAAGCACTTTGGGAAGGAAAAGGTCGTCCTCCTGTATTTAAAAGAGTACAAAAGGAAAGCGATTGGAAAACTTACTATGGTTCTCACAGTTTTATAAAAGATGCAAATAAAGAAGATCTAGAAAGAAAAATCCTACAAGTGGCTTACAACAAAAAAGAACTTACATACTTAGAATGTAAATATCAATTTGTGTTGGAAGTTTTAGAAGATAAAAAATACCTTAATGATAATATATTAGGTAAATTTTACGATAGGGATTTTAAATGAAAGAAGATTTATTAAAAAAGTTATTAGAATCAGTTTTAGGTAGAAGTAAGTCTGCTCGTGGAGGAGATGAAGCTGTTTTTAAATGTCCCTCTTGTAACCACCATAAAAATAAATTAACATTTAACTTACTATCTCAAAAATTTCAATGTTGGGTTTGTGGTTATAAAGGTCATAGAGCTTTTCAATTACTTAAAAAAGCTAATGCTCCTGGAGCAGCATATAGTGCTTTAAAAGAAATAGATCAACAATATAATTTTAAAAAACAATTTAAACAAAAAATAGATACTAATACTTTAATATTACCTAAAGAAGTAGTACCTATAATCTCAAGCTCTGCAGTTTTATCAAGACATGCTTTGCATTATTTAAATCAAAGAGGAATTACTCAACAAGATGTAGTAAAATATAATTTACATTATTGTGAGGAAGGTCCTTTAAGAAATATGGTTGTAATTCCATCATATGATAAAGATGGTTTTTTGAATTATTATGTAGGTCGTTCGTTCGATAAAAACGCGTATATTAAACATAAATTGGCTTCCAGTACCAAGGACATAATTGGGTTTGAAATGTATATAAACTGGGATCTTCCAGTGATTTTATGTGAAGGTGCGTTTGATGCTATGGCCATAAAACGTAATGCAGTTCCTTTATTTGGTAAAAAAATATCTACTACATTAATGACAAAAATTATTAAAAGTAATGTAGAAAAAATATATCTTGCTTTAGATGAAGATGCCTTAAAAGACGCTTTTAACCATGCAGAAACATTTCTATCCTACGGAAAAAAAGTCTATCTTATAGAAATGGGTGATAAAGATCCCTCTGAATTAGGTTTTAAAGATTTTACAAAATTACTCCATAATGCA